TCATGACCTTTTAGATAGCTTTTTAAACTCATCTTGCATTATTGTAAAGGCGGCCTCCAAATCACTAATGCGGTTGTTTATCTCACCCGGTTCAGGGAACTCAAATAGAAAAGAGCCTCGTAAATACCATAGCTCCTGTACATCTTCGGGCTCCAATAATATGTTAGGATACTCTCTTTTATTTTGATTATCTGATAGAAGAATTAGTCTGCCACTATCATTTATACGGTTTAAAACCCTCTTAATAACTATTCCTTCTGATTTTGATACAATGATATAAATTCGCCTATCCCTTATATCACTTAAATTTTCTACCCATCTACCTACGGATATTGCACCATTATGTATAGTTGGTTGCATACTATGGCCTTTAACTTCAAACGCCCTATGTGAGCCACCTTTAAGGTTAGGTAGCCTTATGGTAGGCAAGTTCTCTATATATTCCATATCTGCAAAGCCATTAAGATATCCAGCAGCAGCCTTTGTATTTACAAGGCTGACCAAATCATCATTATTTTCATTAATAGCTACAACCTTTGGCATACCTAAATTAAGAGTTGCAGGGGCAGTTGGGGGGGCAAATATAGCTGAGGTTGCGGGGGCATTATTTGTTGTTTTCTTATCTGAAGGCATACCCAAAGACTGGTTTTGAGTTGGGGTATGTGTATTTTCTGATCCTGATTTGTTTGGGGGTAATAACATTTCACCATTTCCATTTAGAAGCCATCTGGGATTAACATCAACAAACATGTTGGTTATCGCTACCAAGATGTCAGTAGTAGGTACTGGATATTTCTTTGTTCTGGTATCAATATTAAACAACCTATTAAGAGTTTGTTGCGAAATACTTTCCAATTTATCAGCAAAAACCCTGACTACACCATTACTGTAATAGTTTATTAAATCTTTAACTCTCTGATTAATAGGCGGTAGTATCTCCATTTAAAAATATATACTGAAATGTTTGTTATTTATTACTGAATTGTTTGTAATATTGTGTCGCAAAGCAACGCAATTAGTACGAAGATATGAAAAATCAAAACCAAATGTACCAAAAAGAAGCGAAGGGATTACTGACCACGACTGAAATAGCTGATATAGTTGGTTGTAGTGAAAGCATAATCAGGCAGGTGCGAACGGGAGTTCGTAACGCAAATAAAGGCAAGGGTGCAATAATAAAACAAGTTGATGAACTTAACCAAGAGGCCGAAATTATAGCCAAAACAACCCTTATAGAATTTTTAGAAAAATTAATTCCAATTAAATAACATCAATACCAAATGCAGTATATCAATACCAATATCCTTTGTTTAACCTACGATGAATACATTTCTTTTTTTGGTTCAGAAGCCTATAAAAGTGATAAAAAACGTGGGTTGATAACTATTCGTGGTATTGGTGGCAACGGTAGAAAAGTATTAATTGAGTACGAAAGTTTAAAGCCCGCACGTCAAAAGGTAATAACCGATAAGATTGGCAATCCTTATGAATATTTAGCTAAGCAGCCCATTTTAGATCTAATTGATTGGGATTATGAGGCTCAAAAATTCTATAGCGAATATGTCCTCCCTAATGGAGATATGTTACCGAATACAGACAAAACCCATAAGGGTAAACCACAAATAAACTATGTCGAACGCTATACTAAGGCAGCCAGTTGGTTGTCTATGATAGACAGTTTAACCGGTGATAAAAGGGCTTTGAAAAGTCTTTTAAATCTTAGTGTCATGGACTTTTGGGATACTATAACTGAACTGATTTTGAAGGAAGGTGTTGCGATCCCGGCCAATCCAAAACGCTTGAAAGCAAAAATTAAGCTTTACAAGGAAATAGAGGATAAAACCCAGCAGTACATTTCCCTTATTGATTTTAGCAAGTTCGGTAATACCCGGTCTGCTAAAATCAAAGATCAGGAGAGTGAGGCTTTATTGTATAAGTTATTAAGTGACCCCCGCAAACACGACTATACCGTTGTAGCTGCTGCATATAATATATATGCCAAGAATGCCGGTAAAGATACAGTTAGCCCGGGGGCTATAGGCTATTTTGCTCGTAATAATGAACATATTATAGCCCCATTAAGGGATGGTTTAAAGAAAGCCGCTAACGTCTATAGTAAGGACATACAGCGTAATCGTGCATCAGCACCATTATTGTTCATTAATGCAGATGATAACTGTTTAGACTTATTTTTCGAGGTAGAAAAGCTAAAACCGGATGGAAAAACGCAAAAAAGCAAACATTACCGCCCAATGCTCTACGTCATCATTGATACCTATAACGATTACATTTTAGGCTATGCGGTGGGCGATACGGTAACCCATGAGCTGGTTTATTCTGCATTTAGAAACGCAATTAATCATATCGCTGAATTAACAGGCGGTTATTACTTGCCTCACCAGTTACAAACTGACCGTTGGGGGCTAGATGTAAAATATAAAAACGAATTAGGCCAATTTTATAAGAAAGTTGCAAAATTCACCCCACAAGCTCATGGCGTGCCACAGGGTAAATACATCGAAAGAAGTTTTGGTACAGAGTGGCACCAAGTATTGAAGGTAATGCCAACTAATAATTATGCTGGCCAAAATATTACAGCGAAAGAAAGATTAAGTTCAGAATATATCATTGAGGCCAGTAAAAACTATCCGAAGGTGGAACGTATGCCTGAGATCGTTGCCAGTTTTATCAATGTAATGCGGTTAAAAGCCAATCCAAAAACCGGAATCAGTCGTCAACAGGAATGGATGGAAGCTTTTGAAGCATCGGAAAAGAGCAAGGCAAAGGCTATAGATACCGGGCTAAAGCTTCAATTATTTGGTAAAAAGTATGCTCATGAAGCTACAATTACCAAAGCAGGTTTAAAACCTGTGATCAATAAGCAAAAAATCACACTTGATATACCTGCTGATGTAATCTGGCAGCACAATGGTAAAAAGGTGGATATTATCTACGACCCGGAAAATCTTAACGAAATGATGGTGACTGACGGTAAAAATCTACGGTTTATTGCTGGCCAATATATGAAGGTACCGGGAGCTTTGGCAGACTATGAGCCGGGTGATGGTAAAAGAATACATGGGCTATTTGAAGAAAAGAAGAATATCAATCGCTTAATGGCTAACACTATACAGGAGCGCATGCTAGCCCTACCAAATATCAATGCGCAGAGCCTGTTACAGGGTGGTGTGCTGCTTAAAGATTTGAAAAATGATGCAGAGGCAGAATATCTGGAAGCATTATATCAGCCTAAAGAAATAGCTGCCCCGACAACCAAATTACCTGCTGCTAAACGTGAGCCAAAACAAGCCCCGGAACAGGAAGAAACTAAAGACGAAATAGATTTTTACGATTTATACTAACAAAAAGGCCATCCCGGTGGGCGGGACAGCCTAATATTAATTAAATGCGTGTATTATGAATACAGAAACAAAACAACACATTAAAAACGACTTAGCCCAATTTGTTCAAAAAATAGGCAGTCAACTTGGAGCGTCCAAACGGATGCGGGAAGTTTCAAACGGAACAATTAGCAATATTTTAGCTGGCAAGTGGGATAATATCGCTGATGCGATGTGGCTAAGCATACAGAAGCAGGTGAAAAATAGCGAGTGGATGCACAACGATACGTCTCTCAGCAAGTTTATGGACTTTTTTTATACAGATATAATGCTGTATAGTGAGGTACGATGTGTTATTTCTCCCAGCGACACCGGTAAAACGCACTCCGCTAAACGCCATGTGAGCAATAATACAAATGCTTTCCTGATCAGCTGTGATGAATGTATGACCAAACGTGATTTTTTAGAAGCGATCCTGATTGCTATGGGTGAAAGTTCTGCCGGAAAAACCACCAGAAAGATGTTAAACTCTATTATAGACCATTTGTTACGTGTAGAAACACCAGAATTGATTTTTGATGAGTTCGATAAAGTAAAAGATGAAATCTTTCTATTTCTAATCAGCTTTTACAACCGCACAGAGGATAAAGCTGCCATAATCATTCAAGGTACCCCATACCTAAAACAAAGAATAGAAGACGGTGTAAAAAAAGGCAAAAAGGGATTTGTAGAAGTATTCACCCGTATCAACAGCCGTTTTGTTGAACCTCCACAGAACAAACCTGCGGAACTGATGGAGATCGCACGGTTAAATGGTGTAGCCGACGAGGAAGAATTGATTCGCATCACTAACGATTCCGATGGCAGTATCCGCCGGATCAAATCATCTACAAAAGTTTATCTACGCAGACCTAAAAAATTAGCAGCATAATGAAAGCACAAAAATTTATAACCGAAGCGAACAAACAACAGGTTTGCAAGCTACTGGGTTGGACTATAGCTGACTATACCCATTACCAACAGGAAAAAGGCTTAACGTATCTGCGTGATGTGATTTGTGGCGACTTATGGAGTGTTAACAATGTCGCAAAAACACCCTTATTCTGGCGGTGGTGGATAAACCACTGGAATGCCAGAGATACGGAATTTATAACTGATGCAAGTGACTGGCCAGCGTCATGGCTCAGACGTAAGTACGACGATCTAAATGAAGTTGAAGGCTTTAAATTCTGGCCTCATAAAATTATCATGGAGCAAAGTTATGCGATCATGATTGAGGAAGTGAATACAACAGCAGTACGGGAGGTAACAGGTAAATGATAACTCTCCACATGATCGAACAGGTCGCTTCAAGGGTTTTCAAAACACCTTTAAAAGACTTTAAAACGACCAATAGGAGTATTACGGTGGTGCGCTATCTGGTTTACTATTTAGCTCTGCGTTATGGGGTAAAGTCAATAGAGATTCAAAATAGATATAGCAAAAGCCGTACAAATGTTTTTTACGGCGAAGGGGTAGCAACCGATCTACTGAGTTACAATAAAGATTACCAGCAGAAATACAGCACCATCAGAATAACATTAGACAACGTCATTTTAAATCAGAAATCATGCGATTTAAAGCAACAAAAGATCAGTTAGAAGGCATGGTAAGACTCTTAGAATACCTGTTAGCACAGTACCCGGCTGAGAACGTAGCGGAGGAATTACTGGAAGAATTGGTAAACAAAACTTACATGAAGCTCCTGAACAAAAGCAGACAGCTGTACTGTAATAACAACAGTTGGAGTTTTACACTATCCTCTTTAGAGGCAAAAGCACTATATCTCTTTTACCAAAACACGTACATAGATGATACTGCATTTCCATACGAGGCAAACTTCTTACAAAACATTTATAAACAAATAGATCAACAATATGGACGAACTAAACCAAGAAATCAGGAAAACAGAGGATTGGCTACGGGATCACCCAACCACCGACTGGATAGCTAGGCATGACATGATTAAAAAGCTTGCTGATTTGAAGGAAGCGGCGAGAGCAACGTGGCCAAAAGTATATACAGAGGAGGATATTAGGAAAAAACATGAACATCTGAGCCAGGAGTCATTTCGCAGAGAATACCTCAATTATCCAGTAAATAACATAAAAGATTAAAATAAAATGGAAACAGCAACTAAAACAGTAAATGAAATGTCAGCAGCTGAGTTAAAAGCCTTACTTGCACAAAAAACGGCCGAAGAAAATAACGACCGCATACAGCAACGTAAGCAATACGAAGCCCTTAGAGATCAAACAGTAATCAATATGGTTATGGGTGCTAACCGTTTAAGAGAGGCTATAAAAGCATTTAAAACAGATGTTTGGAGTGATTTGGAAACCATGTACAAGCTATTGCAGGAACATAGCTCACGTCACGCTGATGGAAAAGGGAGCTTTACCCTCGAAGAAAGTGACGGTCAAATGAGGGTGAGTTATAAAAGACAGGACAATACCAAATTTGACGAAAGAGCTTCACAGGCAGAAAGGCACATATTAGACTTTTTAACTGCACAGTTTGGCGATAGCAACCCTACGTCCAAACTTGTAAGAAAGTTGCTTGAACGCAAAAAGGGACAGCTTGAAAAAGACGAAGTATTAAAGCTGATTAGCATGAAAGACGATTTTGAAAATGAAAACTGGCGGAAAGGAATTGAATTACTGCAAGAAAGTATCGTTCCGGGGGAAACCAAGTATTATGCTCGTTTTGAAATAAAAGCAGCTGATGGCGAGAGTTGGAAGCCAGTAGTACTAGATTTTGCTAAACTATAACTGGCGAAAATGGACACTAAAGAAGCTACACAAACTATCATCAACAAGGTTGATGAAGTGCTGGAGGAACTAGCCTTAAAGGATAAAATAACTGTATTACAAGACACTCTTTTTATGCTTGATCACTATTTAGATGAAGCGTTCATAGAAGCTAATTCATAGGAAAAATGGAAACAAAATATTTAAATGTAAACGACAACGGCAAAGGTTTGTTTAATACACGTAGTGGCTTACTGGTTGACCTGAATAACCCTACAATTGATATGATTTGTAGTGAGGATATTGCACATGCTCTTAATCGTATTTGTCGATTTGGAGGGCATACAATGGGACACTACAGCGTTGGAGAACACAGTATTTTGGTTGCAGCTCTGGCACCAGCTGAGTTGAAACTGGAAGCTCTATTACATGATGCCAGTGAAACCTATCTGGGTGATGTCATTAAGCCATTAAAGAATATTTTAGGCAAAGCGTATACAGATATAGAAGATCGATTTTCTTCAGTGATCTTGCGGAAGTACAACCTGAATAAAGAACGTTTAAAGCAGATTAAGCCATTCGACAAACAAGCTTTAGAGTTTGAACATGCCGCTTATATTATGGATTCTTACCCGGCCTTGCAGTTTATCCAGTCTATCATTGAAAATGAAATTGGTGGTAAGTATTCTCCCTATCAAATACCAGGAATATTCCTGAACCTTATCAAACAATATAGTATCGCTGCTGGCATCGGGGTAGTTTAATCAGAAATCGAATCATGAAAAAGATATTATTAATAGCCTCAATGGCTATTGGGCTGATTGCCTGTAAAAAGAATGAAAACATAGTACCAACCCAAATTGTAAGTTATGATGTGGAAGGCAGATATATTCTGGTATATGTAAAAGATAATGTATGGCAGGGAGGTCATAAACAACACTTCGTCGTACAAGGTAGATGGCATTACGAGTTTGAAAACAGCAAACTGGATACTGCTTATCTGGAACTGTATCACGGAACATTTACGGCTGATCAACACGTGAAGGCTACTATTAAAGTCAACGGTAAAGTGGTCAAATCCATTGATAAGTTTTATACCCAGTGGGGTAATACCGATACCTTAACCTATAATTTAAAATAACTTATGGAAAACGTAAAAAAATTAGGCCATTTAATGGTTGATATTGAAACAATGGGTAGTAAAAGCTATTCGGTAATTTGCTCCATTGCAGCTGTTGAATTTGATTTGGCTACGGGCGAAACTGGCAGAACCTTCAATTGTAATATAGATATACAGTCTTGTATGAATGCGGGATTAAATGTAGATGGGGATACTATCCTTTGGTGGTTAAAACAAAGCGAAGAAGCTCGTTTAAATATCCTCGTTAACCCCGAGCAACTAGTAATAGCACTCTTGAATTTCACGGAATTTGTAGACGGGCTTAGTCCTGATCAGTTAAAAGTATGGGGTAATAGTGCCCGGTTTGACTTAGGTATTATAGAGAATGCTCTACAAACCAAGGGTCAGACCGTATTATGGAAACATTGGAATGAGAGAGATGTCCGCACCTTGGTCAGCCTTGCACCAGAGGTAAAGAAAGGTATTCCGTTTATCGGAACAAGACATGATGCTTTAGCTGACTGTCATCACCAGATAAAATATTGTTCAGCCACTTATAAAAAGTTAATGGGTTATGAATAGGAATGAAATTACAGTTGCAGGTAGTCTGCAAACTGGTGACCGCTTCTATAAGCGGAACGACAAAGGTAAAGTTGTATTTGAAAAGGTTGAAGGTGAGATAAAGAAAACAGAATATCAAACCTATACCGTCAACGCACGTAAGAATGGTGCGAAATTTACCCAGTCGATGAAAGGTAACACTGAAGTTGTGTTTTTGCGACACGCTTATAATTAATATAAAAAAGCACATTAAATGAAAGCATTAGGCATTGTACAATTTCATCAGAAAAAATTTAAGCTGTTAGACTTGAGCAGAAGCAAATTTAAAGGCTTACTCGGAAAAGTACCAAGGCATTTCATTTGTCTTGTGAAAGGATATTCCGGTAATGGTAAGACAGAATTTTGTGTGCAGCTGGCAAAAGAGCTTGGAGGCTTTGGGAAGGTTGCTTGGTTAAGTTATGAGCAAAGGCATGGGTATGACCTGCAAAGTGCCACAAAACGTAATAAAATGGAGGAATTAAGCGGGAATTTCATACCTATTGACCCGGTGGCGAATCTTGGAGCTGGGGTAACTTTCTTGGAGGACTTAGATAACTACCTGAATAAGCGAAGCAGCCCGGAGTACATTTTTATTGACAGTATTGATTATACAGGCTTTAACAAGGCAGACTATCTGTTTTTAAAAAACAAATACGAAGGAAAAAAGACTTTCGTGTTTATAGCTCACTCGGAAAAATCCGGTAAACTTCGCAAAACCATTAGTGACGACATAGTCTTTGATGGAGGCATGTGTATTTGGGTTAAGGATTTCATCGCACAGGCAGAAAAGAACAGGTTTGGCGGCTTTGACCCTTATGTAATCTTTGAGCCAATGGCAAGAGAACGTAATCCGAACTTTTTTGCAATTAGGGTAAAAGAACAATCAAAAGGTAAACAGCCTGACCTATTTACCCCTGATGATAAAGAAGGAGCTGGGGTAAATGACACAATACCTACCCCAGATACGGGGGGTAAATTGCATCTACCCCCTGCCGAAACTATGGGGGTAGATGCAGAAAAACCCCGAATACTAAGAGTAACAAAAGCACGTAAAACCCCTGTAGAAGTATGAAAAAGTATGTTTTAACCTCACAAAATCTAACTGGCAGTGTGATATTCGGGTATGATGATGCTGGATTACTCGTTTTCTATGATGCTACCCCAGCAATGATAACAGAGAAACAGTTGCTGGCAGTTCTGAAAAACTTGCCTCGAGAGGCACAAGATTTACAAGCTTTAGCAGATAAAACTAAATGTACACTTGAACTTTTGCCCGAAGATTTAAGCTTTGAGGTTTTTTGGAACAAGTACGATAAGAAGATAAACCGCAAAAGATGTGAACCGCTATATAAAAAGTTAGATGACACCGAAAAAACGGCTTGTATTAGAAACATAAAGCCCTATGAAGATTATTTGTACCGCACCAATTTTAGAGGCAAGGCTGACCCAGATAATTATATCAAAAAGGAGTACTATGCAGTGGATTGGAAAAGAGAAAGATAGTGCTTTGCGGAAACCCGTAATAAAATAATTTTCATTCAAACTACCTTTAATTAATAAAGCATGGAAATAATAAATAACAATGGCTGGCATCGCATCATTTTTCACAGCAATTTACCTAAAGACGAAACGAACGAAAGAAAGTATATAGCGTATGATATTTATAACAATTTTATGTTGAGGAGTCTAGTATCTGCGGATTTTCTCACTAAAATGTTTAAAGCCGGCGAGGTTACCCATTGGGCAAACCAAGACATAGATAGAACAAAACTCCCAATCTATTAGTATGAAAGCAATAAAATTTACCCCCAGCACAAAAAAACAGAATGCCATGATCGGTTACCTAATTGGTCGCATGCGGATTGATGAGGAAACTAAGGAAGAATTGATTTACACCTATTCAGAAGGCCGCACACTACGTATAAGTGAATTATATATTAATGAGGCCGTTCAGGTAATTAAGATGCTTACTGGCGGGATGAATATGCCGGAAACACCAGCAAATAAAATGAGACGTAAAATTTTAAGTATGGCTCATGAATTACGATGGGAGCAGCCAAACGGTAAAATAAATATAGAACGTGTAAATAATTGGTGTATCCAATATGGGTATGGTAACAAGGCGTTAGACCAGTATAGTACAAGTGAATTACCTCATTTAGTTACTCAATTTGAAAACATGTATCGTAAACACTTAAATGAAATTTAATTTTAATTACTTTTAACGCTATGAAAAAGCTAGTAATACTATTAATATTTGCCCCGTTTTTAGGTTTTGCTCAAACCTTTAAATCTGATGATAGCATCAAAAGTTCTTACACGGATCAACCAGCACACTTATTGGATACTGTTGTAGTCTCGACACTTACAAAGCCGCAATTATATAGCAATGCTTTAAATTACCTTACAACTTCATTTAAAGATAGTCGGTCGGTTGTAGAAATGAAAGATTTAGAATTAGGAGAAATAGCATTTAGTGGTACTATAGTTGAAGAAACAGTTAACTTGTATTTTAAGTGTAAGGTATATGCAAAGGACAAAAAGTTTAAAGTTGTGCTTTCATCTTTGCAGTACGGAAAGCCAATTGCAGGTTTAGAATTATCTAACGATCAGTTACGTACTGCAAATAAAACCTTCGACCCTGTATTAAATAAAACTGCAAGGCAAATGGCCATTAATCTGATAACTGATATAGCCGAGCGAGTAAATAGAAAACCTGAAAACGATTTCTAATTAAGCCCCTAATGGGGCTTTTTTTATGTTCAAATTCAAATTTGGAAAAGGGCTGTCTTTGATCTTATTTTTGTGTATCAAGATATATTAATGATTAGGGGCAGCCAAACACTTACATCAATCTTCCCGCCAGCGTTCGAAAACAAAGCCACAAAAGGCAAAAGGAATGCGTATGCACTGGATCGTGATGCTTGTATGTCCTATCGTTTCTACTATTATTACCATTTACAACGCAAACGTTTTGACGATGCAATCGCTGACATGGAAAAGGAGTTTTTTATAAGCGGTCGTACCATTGCCGATCGTTTGACAGAAAACAATGATTTGTTAAAGGACATTGCCCAAAACGCCCCAGATCGCAAACAGCTCCGCCAACGTTACCCGCATTTCAATTGGAATTAAATCACCAGCTTTGTAAAACTTGTACTAAAAGAAAGCCGCATTACATCTAAATCCGGGCGAACCTCTTCAATACTGCTTGTACATTCCCAAGGATTCATCTCTGCATCAGTGTAGCCTTGAAATAAAGCCTCTACACGTTCAACGATATCATAATATTCCAGTGCTAAATTTAAACGTGCCTGCGGGCTTAAATTGCTGCTGTCTGCGAAACGTTCAAATGCTATCCTTATACTAATGGTGCATGCACATAGCTGTAAATCTGCTGCCAAATTTTTACGCTTTGGTAAGGAAATAGAGATTAATGCGCAAGGGAACTTCACCGCTGGCCTCTCGCTGGTGTCAATCTGCGCCCGGTCTTTATCTACAAATTTAATTTCTGGCAATTCCTTGAATTTCTCCAGTGTTTTTAAATATATCTTTTTCATTTTTTTAAGTGATTTATAGCCCTTGTTTTTATTAAGCTCAGTAATTGTTTGCTTTTGCCCATAAATTGCCTTTTAGGCATTACATAGTCTACCTTGCGAGAAAATTCCTGAATCTGTACTCTCTTGCCTTTACCCATAAAATTGCCGTTATGATGCGCCCTTACGTACCTTACGCCTCTTATCCTGCCGCCTTCATTATGGATACGGGCATAAGGTACTTTCATGCTTCCGGCATTGATCCGCACCAGCTGTGCACTTACAACCGAGGGGCGAACACTCATCATTAGATTTTGGCTACGCATCATTAAGGAGCCTCTTTTTGGTTCCCGCTTCGGGTTGCCATAGGCTGGCCAAGGCGTTCCGTCCCAATCCTTTTTGATGAACCGCTCTTTAAAGTGTTCGGTAGCAGTTTCAGCAACAATATTAGGGAAGCTTTTCAATTTGCCATTTAGCTCATTAAAAAACGTATTTAGCTTACTATCAAAATCTTTCATCTTGAGTTTAAATCTAATTTTGTATATTTGTATGGGCAACCTTTACGGCGCAAGTAACCGCCTCTGGTGGTTCTGCTGAAAAATGCAGATGTGGAAGCCCGCCAAATAAGGCCATGTTTTTATAAAGCATGGCTTTAGTTTTTTACTGGCAGACCTCGCCTGTGCCTATATAGGTCGTTTAACATTTTGTTGCTGCTGCTGATCTCATTCAGAGATACATTATACCAGGTCTTAATTTGCAAGTTTCCATCCTCGGCCAGTTCAGCGATTACTTTTATAATGGCATTTTTATAGTATTTTAGATATACATAACTATCAAACTGGCTTCCATCATCATTCACCCAAACTTCATCCGGTTTTTTTAGCGTCTGATCTAAGCCCGGTAAGTATTTATATCTCTCCCCGTATTTATCGTTCTCTGCCGTATGACCGTAAAGCCTGTTTTTTTCGAATGTTATTTCCCTGCCCATATAATCTTCAAGTAGCATTTTTCTAGTGCTTACTTTATGTTGACGGTAAAAATCCTGTATGATGTCCCTGTTTTCTGCTGGTTCAAAAACTCCAGTAGCAGCTGCCTGACGCTCTTTGATTGGTTTCATGCCCCAATCATCATAATACATTTGTCCTACGTTCTTAAGCACCTTTTCGGGTGTACTGCTATACTGCTGGCTATCATTAAATACCTCTTTGGTATTTGCCCGGTTGATACCGAATCCACTCTTTTTACTTTTTGCCCATTCTTCACTTTCAAAGAATGACTTAGCCATTAGCTGGCTTTCTTCCAATTCTTTATCAGTCACTTCATTTTCCAGAACAGGTACAATGTAACAGCGGCAACCCCAACCATTCGGAGGAAAGATCTCATCCCAAATCGGATCATTCCACGCAAAGACTAACCCATGCAGCAGCCTATGCTCAGGGCGTACGCGCTGGTCACCAATGGTCAGATAACGCCAGTATTTAAACGTTTCCGTTTGTTCTAACAGCCTAAAATAAGTTGCTGCACTTTCGCCTACAGCATTGGCGGTATTCCATTCGGTTTGTAGGTGTTCTTTGTCAGGGCTGATTAACACGCCATTTTCGTAGGTGCTAAACTTCTTCTTAAGTGTACGGTAGAAATCATCAAAGCTTTTACTGTTGCGATAAATTTCATTCACCTCTGCACTTTGATAGGCCGCTTTTCCGGCAGAAAACCTAAGCAAGTTCAGCTCCCATGCGGTGTGCATTTTTGGGTTTGTGATCCCGTAATCAAATCCAATACTCGTTAGTCTGACCATTTGGTCAGCCACCTGCTCCCAGCCGCTTTCAAAGCCTTGCAATAAGGTCTCGGCATTGTGGTAAAACAGTTCTGCGTACAAATAGCTTTTCCCCTGGGCTTTATCTACAGCTTTGGCAAAAGCTGATGCATCAAAATCTTTGGATTTAAAGCTGGCCAGCTGAATGTGGGTTTCTCCACAAGGGCAGGTTATCGCCCCGGTCATCACTGCCGGGGCGGGACGAAAAAGCCGGAGAACACTTTTCCAAAAACCGGGGTTGATGCTTAATTCTTCCTTTGAATTACCGGGCTGTTGTGTCCTTAGTTTGCCGGGTTTATCATTATTTCGGTCTGAACTGGTAGGGGTATCTGCATTTTGATTGCTGATGTCAGCCGCCAAAACTCCGTTTTTACTATTGTCAATGGCTTTTTTAAGTGCTTCGTAGTTTTTTGGACGTGGCATTCCATATTTTTCATAAAAAAAGTCATCATCGTACGGAATTTTCAGATCATTCGCCATCTTATAATGCAAATCAAATTCATCCTTCAATGATAAGCCTGTTTTGCTTTTGAGCACAAACGTACCGCCTTTGGTATCAAAACCTGCTGCCTTTAAAACTTTGATAAAACGGCTGTTTAAATTCCGGCGCACAAAGTTTAAATCAGTTTCATGTTTTTTGTTGTCACTTTGCTGGTGAACTTTAGCCTGTGCATAGCCACTGGTTTTGCTACTCTCGGTTGTTTCAGTAGTACCCAATAACACTTTGTTGATATAACCGTCCATTTTAGTCACAAAACTATCTTGTAAGTCGCCGCTGGCATTCCCTGTATTCTGGTGTATTTCAACATTAGTGCCATCAGGACGAATGATTACACCGCCACCGCCCATTTCTTCAAATGTTTTGGCTAGTTCTGCTCTTTGATTTTCATCAAAGCCATCCCATGTGGCATCAATAATCCCCCGGCCAAATATTTCAATAAATTCAGCCCAGTCACTTGTAGTACCACGTTTTAAAATGGCATACATTGCAGCCGAAAGCAAAAGCCCTAAATCTTTGGGCTTTCCAAATTCCATGATGGTTTTTGCGTAAATACCCTCCCTGATATTAATACCCTCGTTGCTAATTTGCTCAAAGGCAATTACTCCCAGTTCCGGGCGCATGTGCTTTTCTGGAATTTCATATAACGAAAATTCGTTTTGCCCATTGTCATTGACAAAAAAAGTAGGCTCAGCCATGCTATTACCCCAGCTTTTACTTTTCATGATAACAGTCAGCAGTTCATCAAAGCCGATGCAATCTATGATCTGGTTAATTTCATCCACAGGATTACCATCCTTGTCAGTAAATACCCAGTCGGCAGAGGTGACTGCATCAACACGCTTGCCCCATACTGCAATGATTTGCGCGTCAGTTGTGCTCACGTCATGATACAAATCGTATAAAGTTACCCTGCGTGGAATTTGACTTTCTGCGGCGCGGGTGGCATTGCGCCAGTTGGTTAAATCCTGACTTTGACGGTTGTATGGCCTTACAGTTAACTGCTGTACGATAATGGGCTGCTGTGTACTTTCGGCTGTTTTGGTGCCAGTTTGTACTGGTTTCTTATTTCTTCTGCTCATCATTTCTTACTTAAAAGTAATTGCCTCGTTTTGGTCTGCTGGTTACACTAAATGCACCGCCTAAGTCTACAGCTTCGGTAACAAGTGGCCAGCCTTTAGGTACTGTTTTGCTGGCTTGTATTTTTCCGAGTTCCGATATGGCAGACTTATAGCGAGATTCGGCCAGATCTAAATCAATAGATACATTACAGATGTTTATAAAATGCCATTTGGCCAGATCCTTTATATAGGTTCTCAGATCAGCATATTTAATTTTATCTGTACTGGCGAAAATCAAATCTGTGTCGTACCGGTTCAGGTAGCTTGACGCTTGTGCCATTGCCGTAGCTATAGCATCGTTTAAAATATCGTCATCGTTATCGCTAATCGCATTAATACTACCCTCGTACATGTGCGTTAAAAAATCCTTTTTGGTTATAAAGTCTATCATATTCTTTTGCTGCCTCTACGGCCTGTTTTAATGGTTTGTATATTGCCGGTATTGTTAACTGCTTTATTGTTTACGACGAAAATCGCACCCTCTACCGCATCCGGGGCATCATCATGCGCACGACTGGTTGGACTTAGTGCCAGGAATTGTCCTTCGGTGTTTTTCATGTGTTGGGTCTCTCTTTCGGTTTCATTAAACATCAATTCACCGTTGCGGTTTAATGGCTCTAGTGTACTTTCTATACGATGGTATTTGTCCGGCTTATCCCTTTCGTCTGCTTTAGGGTGCAGGCTCATGCCGTGACGCTGGTTAGCAGCTGTAATATCCAGTTTCAACATATCGTCAATCCAAGGCCATTCGATATAGAAATACACCGGTACTATGCCGTTAACATATTTTAAAATCTCATAATTCCAATCCAGCATCTGGGCTGTAGTGGTCTGATCACAATAGACTTTAATGACATGGTATTCATTTTTCCATCGACCGACTAACATTGTAGCCTTAAAATCTCCTTTCTTTTTATAGCTGGGATCTGTATAGGCTACTAAATATTTATACTCTTTTAATGGACGGATCTTGCCGTAACGTAGGCTTTTAAATACTTTCCCTTCGGTAATTGGATTGTTGTAATATTCACCTTGCATGGCAGCGTAGCTCCAGCCTCGTAAAGCAATGTCTATAGCCTCTTCGCTGTTTTTTTGTGGCCATGTGCTTTTGCCGTTTTTGTCTCGAATGTTTACGATTTGGTGATAATCTGCCCGCTTAATGGCCAGCAGGGTACAACAGTTTTCTGCAATTATGTTTCCATTCCAGATAACAAGTAGTGGGCTTGATATGGAGCGAGTTCCAATTGCGGCACGTTCAACCCAATCCCATTTCTGTTTAACTATATCCGGATTGCGGCATTCTATATCTGTGTCAAAGTCATCAAATATAATCCCATCAGGGCGCGCCTCATCGTTACGTGTACCCCTTGGATTCTCTTGCCAGCCAAAGGCTCTAAAACTTACATTCTTTTTAGTTACAAAATAATCTTTAGTCCAACTACCGTAGCCTACCTGATCGCCATAATCATGTATTAAGCGGGCGTTACGCTCTAAGTTGGTTTTAATAGGTTTAACCAATAAAGTTGCGCTTTCATTCGTACTGCTGATGTAAAGCCAGTTTTTCTTTTCTTCTACCATTGACAGGTAGATAATCTCCATCATGGTTCGGCCAGTTTTGGATAGCTCCCTGCTCCAAGGGCGTGCCTCGAACCATTCTGGGTTATTCAAAACCCGGCGAGTGCTGGCTTTGTGGAAATCAGCAGGTTCGGCAGTACAATACTTACTGAAATAATAAACAAACCATTTTTCGGGGTAAAGTTCTAAACTGGTAATACGGCTATGCTTTTGCATGGCGGTTTCGTTTAAATCAACAGGGCTCTCCCTGTTCATATTGTCTACAAAAGCATCCCAGTCAAATAAAGCACGTTTGTCAGTTGTACTTATCATTGCAGTAGGGATTTAATGAAGATGTCTGCCCATCGCATGATAATCTTTGCTTCTTCCAAATTCTCAGTTCTTGCGAAATTGATTAAAGCCATACAAGCAGCAATAATTTCAGGTTTGGCCGCAGTGACTTCCAGTTCCTTAATGTCTTTAATCAGTTTGCGCCGAACATCGCCAGTTTTACTATCTGCAAACCGGCTCCCCTCAGGTTTGTCTTTGATAGATTTTTGCAACTCTGTTAGCTCATCCAGCAAATCGCCCATTCTTTCTTCACGGGTTAACAGAAAATTCTTTTTGAGTTTGTCCCATCCGTTTTCATTGACCCATTTGCTAATGGTGTTTTCACTTATACCAGTACGCTGAGCCAACTCCTTTTGCAGAGTTACACCATCTCTTGTATAAAGGAGTTTAGCGTGGTTCTTAGCCCGCTCTAAATCATCTTTTGTAAGCCTCTTTTTTGCCATAACAGTTCAAAAATGCAGCTTATATAAGGGGGGTAAAAATGCAAATGCAGTATCACGGCAATCATTGCCGTGATAACGTAAAACTACTCCCTTGATACTGCAAGCCGATTTTTTTAGCCGTTTTTGTCGGGTTACGTTTGTCCCATAATCGAACGAAAAAAGGCGAAATGTTAAGAGCAAGCAAACGTATAATTGTAATCAGCGAGCGGGTGAACCGCTACAGCTTCAGGGCACTGATTGATGGAATAGATTTAGCACAATTTGAGGCTAATCCAGTAATGCTTTGGATGCACAACCGTGCATTTGGGCGAAAGGACGAAGTGTTCTTACCAATTGGTAACGTAATCGAACTTAAAAAGGAAGTATTACCAGACGTAGGTTATGTTATTACTGGCCAGCCGCTATTTGACGATACCGATGAGTTCGCAAAATCCATTTATAACAAATTTGAAAACGGTACGCTGCGCATGGCTTCTGCCGGTCTAATTCCAATTGAATGGAGTGAGGACATTGCACTATTGATGCCCGGACAAAAAGCAGGAACCCTTGTCAAATCAATTCTTGAAGAAATTAGCATGGTTGATATCGGTGCTGATAGCAATGCGCTTGCGATTGCTCTTTATAACCAAAACCATGAGCTAATACAGCTTTCCCACAATGGCGATAACGCTGAAATACCTGTAATTAAAAACCCAAAAATAGAAAAGGAAATGTTAAAAATTGAACTAACAGCCGCCAAAGCAGCGGTATTGTTGGGCTTAAAGGATGTTAGCTCAACTGATGAATTTGAAACTAAGGTATCCGAAGTTGTGCAGCTGGCGCAAAGCCAAAAGACACAAATTGAAACCCTGACACGCGAAAAAACGGAGGCTGACGGCAAAGTCGTACAGCTTACCGCTGATTTAACGAAGGAGAAAAGCGTGCAGCTAAGCTCAAAAATTGAATTGATGGTACAAGGTGCTGTCGATGCCAGAAAAATCACGGCAGATGAAAAGCCACATTACGTGTCTCTGGCTGCCGCTAACTACGATACCGTAGAGAAAGTGCTCTCAACAAAAACAGGGACACCAACAGTTCAAACCCAATTAGCATTGGCTACCGCTTCCGCAGGTGCCACAGTTAAGACATGGGATGATCTGGATAAGTCAGGTAAACTGGTGCAGTTGAAAGCCGACGACCCGACTTTATTTACTCAACTCTATAAAGACAAATTTGGAGTAGAATACAAAAAGTAGGCTGTCTCTTAAAGATTATTTAAAAACTATTTAAAACCCTTTTAAAATAAAAAGATGAAGAATATCGAAATCAAATGGGCTGGCCTTGTTTATAACATTGTTATTGCCTTGTTACTGTTAACGCCTTTTGGTGTACATCCTTTAGTCTCTGTGTCGCTGGCTTTCCTTTCCGGCCTACTGTTAGGTTTTGTTAAATCCCCCGGGCTTTCCTTTTTTATGGCCTTACAAGTTGAGATCTGGCGTAATCATATTGAGGAGTCATTGGTAAAAGACAATACCTTTTTAAATTTCATCAGTGACGTTGATGGTGATAATATTATCGGTGGTAAGGTCGTGCATATTGCACAGAGTGGCGGTGGTGGCCGTGTGGTTAGAAACCGAACCGCTAAGCCCGCTACCGTTAGACAGCGTACAGATACAGAAGTACTTTATTTAATTGATGAATATACATCTGATCCGGTACATATCTCCAATGCTGACACTAAAGAATTGAGTTATGATAAACGTGAATCTGTTTTGCGTGAAGAACTGAATTTGTTAGGGGAAGAAGTTGCTGAAGGCGTACTGGAGAATATTGTTAAAAGCCCTGTTGGTAACGATAATGTTTTACCTGTCAACAATATTCTTGAAACTGACGGTGTGATTGAAGTTGCGCCAAGTTTTGATGGGAATACAGGTAAACGTATCTCTTATGCGATCGGTAATTTACAGCGTATGCGTGGCCTGTTCAAGAAACAAAAAGCTTGGAAGGAAGGCCGTATGTACGCTATTCTTACCTCGGATGCTGAAACCCAGATGTTCCCTGCCGATAGTATGGTAACTGCAACCTATATGGCGTCTGTTACTGAGGACGAACGCCGTAGCGGTGTTATGTACAAATGTCAGGGCTGGAAATTATTAAGCCGTAGTACAGTTTATCGCCAAACTGCTGCTGGATTGTTCGTGCCTTATGGAGCAGATGGTAACGCCACTGACTGTGAAGGCTTGCTATTCTGGAATCAGGACATGGTGGAGAAAGCAATCGGCTCTACAGAGTTTTTCGATGATCTGGGTAACCCGGTGTGGTACGGAGATATTTACTCATTTCTGGTACGTATCGGTGCACGTGCAAAACGTAAACTTTTCGAAGGTGTAGCAGTCCTTAAACAAAAAGTAGCATAGGTTAATCAATCATAGCGGGGAGGCTTCGTGCCACCCGCTTAACCGTAAAATCCAATGAAATTTTTAAATAAAATGCTCGCTACGTTCGATTATCACAGCTGGTTTGAATTAGGCCAAAGCCTTGTACCAACAACCAAATACCGGTTAACAATAGCCAGCGCAGTAATAAGTGTTTCGTTTCCTTTTATTGATCGCGTATTCGGTTTGGATGCCTATGCCTTTGCTGTGTTAATCCTGGTATTTATGGCAGAGCTGACCAGCGGTTTAGTTGCTGCCCACATTCGTAAAGAAGCGATCAGCAGCATGAAGCTTAGCCGCTTTAGTTTCAAGGTGTTTTACTACCTCGTTTTGATCGCTTTGCCCTACGTCATGTCACAAAGTTTTAAAGCTCATGACCGAACAGCAGCGGCCACCATGTTTGATTGGCTTCACCTGTTTCTATTGTCTCAGATTGTGCTGGAAAACGTGGTCAGTATCCTTGAAAACCTTGCAGTAATCAGCGGTAAAGACAAAACCCATTGGATAACTAAAATACAGGATAAACTAAACAATCTTATATCATGAGTAGAGTGAGTAAAATAATCGCTGTAGCGGAAAGCTATAGGGGCATTATCGAAATAAAACCTAACAAAGGTTTTGGTAATGCAGTATTTGATAAGAAGATCAGACAGGTAGGCTTTTATACTGGTGCCCCGTGGTGTGCATTCTTTACCAAGCTGGTTTTTACAGAGGCTTATGCAGATCATGTGGCCATGAAAGCTATTATTAACCAATGTGCAAGTGGTAATGCACAGGCTACACTAAAAAACTTCAAAGCTAACGGCACGTTTGCTACAGGTCAGGTACCAAAACCCGGTGCAATAGTCATCTGGCAATTGGGCTCTGGTACAAGTGGTCATGCGGGCATCGTTAAAAGCGTGGATGAGGTAGCAAACACGATGATAACCATTGAAGGCAATACCAATGCCAGCGGAAGTCGTGAGGGTGACCGGGTGGCTCAGAAGCTCCGCACAATCAAAAGACCATTTCAAGCGGCCGGACTAAATGTATTAGGTTATGTGTACCCAGTTGAAATTTAAAGCCATGAGCGCACAACAATTCTGGCTTTGGAAACTACCTGCCTTTATGTTCTTTCTCTGCTTGGTATTTGGATGCGGTGTCAGGGAGAGAAGTTTAAATACGCAGCTTAAAGTAGTAAGTACACTGGATAGTCTTGCTGAAAAACACAGTAGTAATAAGTTAGTCACCAAGTTTTACGACGATGTGCTTACCGGAACATTTAATCCGGATACTGGAAGTGTGGATAGCGCATCTTTTGAAAGTGCCGGATTAAAAATCACGTTAAAAGCGAAGGGAAAAAAAATAGATTTTACTGCTCAGGCGAAGCCAGTTGCCCGCTCGGAATTAACGGCGACCGATAGCAGTAAAACACAGGTTAAAGCTGTTCAAACCATAGACTTTAGCCAGCAAATTAAACAAACAGTTAAACCGTCCCCGTGGCCTATTTGGATAAATATCCTGCTAATTATTGGTGTGTTATTCCTTTTAGGTTGGGCATATAAAAAAATCTCATGAACAAAGAATATTTAGAAAGGGCAAAAGTACTTTTCGCAAAAGAAGAAACAGTAAGGACACTTTATTTCACCTCAGATGGTAATATGTTCCGCGCCGAACATTACGCTATGGGTTGGGCAAACGGACTCGCTGATAAAAAAATTGAAACGATTAGCCGTACGCTAGTCATGGCTGCCGATATTTTTAACGAAAAGGCAGCTGGAGATTCTGGTTTGCAGGTCGATGGTTCAACAGAAGGTGCAGCTGGTAATGCCGGGTCACCTGAAAATAGTACCGGTGGTACTGACGGCTCAGATAGTACGCAAACCAACTCATCTGAAACAGATGAAAAGGCTGCTCTTGTAACCCGCTACATTGAGTTATATGATACCAAACCTAATCACATGACGGGCGTGGAAAAACTGAAAACACAGATTGCTACGAAGGAAGCAGAATTAAAAGCTGCTGAAATTGCAGCAGAAAACAATAAAGCAACAAGTTAATTAATTGGGGTTTAAAGCCCCTTTTAAAGTCATTTAAAACAGTTTTAAAATTTAAAAAATTATGGCACAAATATTTTCATACGGATTAAAAATAGGTGGTTTAGTACTGGGTGCTATTGCTGCTGATGGCGGTGCGGGTCCGGTACTTACATCCCCTGGGAAAGTTAGAGAAAACACGCTTAAGATAACACCTGCCGACCCTACGGATACAGATTTTTTTGAGGAGGGTGACGATAGTGCACCAGCAATTACAGTTTCTAAAAAGGGTGTTAAAGAGATCACATTTGATTTATTGACGTTTGACAAAGAAGTTATTGCCGATTTAACAGGTGGTACTATTACCGGAGCAGGTGCAAATACAGTGTATAATGAACCGTTAGGTGTTGTGAATGTCGAAAAAACACTCAAAGCTACCGATACGCAGGATAATGACTGGCTTTACCCTCGTGTTAAAGTTAATGCTTCATTGGTCGGTGTATTCACTACTACCGATGTAAACGTGGTACGAGTTAAATGTAAAGTGATGAAGCCCGCAAAAGCTGGTGTGTCAGCATTTAGTTACGGTAAAGCTGGCGCATAATGGAATCTATCAGCATCGAATTAGAAGCAGCTGATACCTTATTAGACAAGGGCGTGCCGTTACCCGTAACTGCGCCCTTGTTGTTTAGGATTTTTGGAAAGAAAACTATAACCCTAATCTTAAAGCATCCTTTTTTAGACACAGCGGTACGTGCTGGTAGCTTATATCTACAGGTGCAGGAAATGGGTTTAGAGACCGAAAATGTCACTGAAGGAATAAGGTTACGTGAAAAATCAGCGGGGTTAATAGCCCGAATTATAGCCATTATAATTTTAAGGAACCGGTTTCCGGATTGGTTGGAGCGTCTGCTGGCCTTTTATCTTAAACGCCATGTAGCCGAAAAAACCCTTTACAATATCACCAATGTTGTTGTATGTAGCGGTATTTCGGATTTTTTGAATACTATCAGATTGACCAGTCATCTGAGGATGACCAGACCGAATCTGAGTCCGACGGAAAAGAGGAGTTAAAGGCCACTGGCCTCAATAGCCTCTCAGGTGTGATTTTTATGATAGCCGAAAAAACTGGCTGGACGGAAAAATACATCATGCGTAAAGTAAGCTGGGAAAGCATACAAAGGATGCTAGCTGATGCCCCGGCAATGAAAAAAGTAAAAACAGAACCAAAACTATTTGAAGGCGATGAACTCGCTAAAATATTAGGAATGTAGCAAAATGAGCGATATAGAATTAGGTATAGACTTTATTTTTAACACCCCAGAAGCGCAGGCCGAAGCTGAACGCATCAAAAACAACATTGCCAGTATTGGTACGACTGCTGATCAGGCAGCAGCCAAACTTAAAAGTAGTGTAAGTGCGATCAACAGTGATAACACCGGACTTATTGAACGTTTGAAGGTGAAACTTCAAGAATTAAAAGTTTCCCAGACTCAGGCTACTTCTACAACATCTATTGAAAAATACAATATCCGCATACAAGAATTTCAAAATGAAATTATTCGTTTGAACAGGATAGGTAAACAGGGCTTTGATGATATGGGTAAAGCTATTCCTAATTTTGAACGCCCAAAGGGGCAGCTCGAAAGAATGAAAGAAGCTGCTGACTTGTATAAGCGTGCTATTTTAGAGGCCACCTCTCCGGAAATGCTAGCCAAATACAACGCTAAGCTGGAACAGACCGAAGCCACTCTAAAGAGAATGAGAAATGCTGGGCGTTCTGGGTTTGACGTTTCGGGTATCGCGCTTCCTTTACAAATTGAAAGGCCAACTTCCAAGTTAGGCCGATTGGAATATGCCGCCAGTGCTTACCAAAATATGGCAGCGAACTCAGGTAATATAGAAATTGTTACCAAGTACAATAAAAAACTTCAAGATACTCAGGTAGAGATCGGGAGAGTCAAAAATGTTGGTAAGGATGGTTTTGACGCGCTGGGGAATAAAATAGTCGGTAGTACTGGTGCCGTGGGCAAACTTTGGGGTGGTTTGCGTACAGTCGCTCAAATATTACCCGGTATAGGTATAGCAGGTCTCCTTGCTTTTGCAATTGAACCGTTGATGAAATATCTGGGGAATTTAGATCTGTTTAGTGTAAAGCTTAGTCAAGCGGTAAAGGATAAAAAAGAACTTGCTGCTGTACAATTAAAAGGCTCACAGGATGCTCAAAGGGAACTGACCGATTTAAAACTGCTTTATAACGAGTATGGGAATACTAATCTGTCATTGAAATATAGAAAAGAGGCTTATGCTGAACTGCAAAAGATGTACCCCGATTATTTTAACAATATAAAATTTGAACTACAAGCCAGCAGCGCAACTAAACGCGCTTATGATGAGTTAACCAATGCCATCCTTGCAACAGCAAGGGCAAGAGCTGCTGCTGACAAAATAACCCAAAACTCTTCCCGTCAGCTTGAAAACGAGCAGCAGATTAAAGATTTAGAAGTTGTGATTGAGAAGCAAAAACTACTTGCCAAAAAGAATCTGGACATCGTAGGCTCTGGCAAGGCAAGTGGTTCTGCTGGTGTAGGCGCAAGTAATTCCGAAGGGTTTTTGCGTGATGCGGCACGTGCCGAAAAAAGAGCGGCAGAAGCTCAAAAGAAAGTCAATGACTTTAAAACGGACAGTAATATTCTAGCCAAAAGAAATTTGGATTTAGAAAAGGAAGTGACCAAGCAGATTGAAAGAGGTGGTAAAATAAAAGGTAACGTAGGCGGAGATCAGCCAAAGGACACCACTAAAGCAGACAATGCAGCTTTAAACCACCAGCGGGTACTACAACAAAAAATTGAAGATATCACCAAGGAGTATAGCCGTAAATCCGGGACTAAGGATGATGCAGAATTAGAGGCAATCAAGGCTAAGTTTATAAAAATAGCAAAAGAAGTTGACCGCTTTAATAAAGACCCCAAAAACAAATATAAAGTAGATGGCAGCAGTCTGAATAAAATCCGGGACGATGCCATAGAAGATTTAACTTATCGTCAAAGTACAGCGAAGGCGGGTGTTGAATTTGAAAAGCAAAAAAAAATGTATGAGGATTACGAAAACTTCAAAACGACATTTGGCAAAGATGCTGCTGATAAACGTTTCGGAAAAGAGGTAAAAAGTAATACCGATAGATTAAAACAATTACAAGATGAATATTTAAAACTAACTCTAAAACCTGTTTTTGGTAGTGTGCTTTCTGGTGGTGAAAAAGAACGAATGACCGAACAGGAAAAACAGATCAAAGAATTACAAGGTGTAGAAGAGAAACGATATACTGATGCCTACAAACAGGCCGAGACTTATGCACAAAAAGAATTGTCCATTAAAAGGGATTATTTGCAACAATACGATACAATCCTAAAAGAAAATCATGGTACAATATCAGCTGAGCAAATCAAAAACTTAGAATTTGAACGAGATTCTAAAATCAATGCAGCAAAGGATGAAGCCTTAGCCAAAACTGAAATTTACAAGAAACTCGCACAAGAAACCATCCTTTTAACCCGTGAACAGGTCAAAGAGCAGTTAAAAGCTTTAGAGGCGATTCTTGCAAAAGGTGGATTACCTCCAGAGGCAATTGAGAAAATCAATACCCAGATTAACGGACTAAAATTAGCTTTCAAAATTGGGGTTGATCAGACTAATCTTGATACACTTCAAACTAAGGTCGAAAGTCTAAAAAAGAAACTTAACTCTAAAGACGATCAGGGTAATTCCTTAATCTCAGAAGAGGAGTTTAAAAGAACATTACTTGATTTAGGGAAAACTCAGGCTGAGGTAGATAAATTATTAAACTCAATCACAGGTAAATCCAAATCAAATTTCGCCCAGGGCATTTCAGATAACTTTAAATATTTGACAGGGACTTCTACGGAGTTTGCATTTGGTGTTTCTAGAGATTTAGATCAGGTTTCAGGTGGATTCGGCGAATTGTCAAACGCTTTGGGAGGCGTAAATACTGAGGCTGGTTATACAATTGATACCATAAGTAGGCTCGTCAAAGTTGGCGCAGATGCAGCTGGAGCATACGCCTCTTTTTCAAGTGGGGACATTGTTGGCGGGGTGACTAAAACAATCAGTGCCGTCACCGGATTTCTTTCCATTGGTAAAAAGGTCAAAGAAATGAATGCTGCTGCACGCAAAATTCAGGACGATTATTATGCGGCAGCAATCAAAGGAGAAATGGAGTACCAAGTCCTACTTCGCAAACGTGATTTGGATACCGTCGCCAGAGGTAAAAACTCGTATAGAGCTATAGTTGATCAACTTGAAGCCCTTAAAAAACAAAGCCCAGAGATACAGAAGGCTTATGATAAAATATATTCTGCCCTTCAGGGTGAGGAATTTGTCAATGGTGTTGGCTATAAACATGGAACGTGGCTGCGTAAGGCCAAGACATGGGATATTATGGCATCCCTTGCCGGAAGTGATTATAACAAGCTTGAACAACTATACACGCAAGGAAAGCTTAAAGATCAGGCAAAATCTGATTTTGAGGCTTTAAAGAAGCTAAAAGAGGAATTGGAAGCAGCTGGTGTTTCTACCGCACAACTTCAGGAAGATTTAAAACAACTCCTTACTGGTACTTCTACTTCTGGCTTAGCAGATAGCTTAACTCAGCTGTTTGAGAATGGAAAATTTGCCGCTGCTGATTTTGCTGACAGCTTTGAAAGCATCATGCAAAAGGCCATTTCGAACAGTTTTAAATATAAATATTTAGAGGATGCAATGCAGCCCTTTTACAATGCACTGGGCAATCTGATGAGTAGCGGTACCCCGACAAAAGAACAGATTGAGGCTTTAAAGAAGCAATATGCTACTATTGGAGAGAACGCCGCTGATTATTGGAAACAGCTTGAAACCATAACTGGCGTAAAACCTATTGATAGCAAGACTAACAATGTAGTCGCAGGTATTCAAGGAATGACTCAGCAGACCGCTGAAATTATTGCAGGGCAATTCGGTGGCCAGCGCATTGCCACTCTGGAGGGAAACGTAACGCTCAAATTTATTGGCCAGACCGGAGCCGATCAGCTCGCTGTTTTAAAGGCGCAGCACTTAGTTCAAATGGAGGTTGCAGCCAATACGCTTCGCACTGCGAACAACACAGACAGGCTGTATAACATAGAAACGGCACTGGTTAGTATGGATAAAAAAATGAGTAACAGTAACAATGCCTTAAGAGCTGGAGGAAATTAAAATGAAGTCTAATAAGTACAAAATAGATAATACAGATTTATACACCACTTGCAGGTTTATGGTTGAAACTGGTTGGGTAATGTTCTTAACATGGGCTTCTCGTAAAGAACCATTTTCTAACGACTGGGCAGAACAAAATGGCAAGGAGTATGATTTAGCGGCTGCCCCCAAATTCAATGACAGGGTCTTTAAATTAAAAGGTGTCATTGAGGCCATCTCTTTGGCTGATTTTTGGGCAAAATATGATGCGCTGTTTGCACTCATGAATAAACCGGGAACGCTCAATTTAAATGTTGTTGAACTGGGTAAAACTTTTAAAGTTTTCTACCGCGATATGACCGTTCTAAGCATTCCGACCTCATTCAGTGGCAATCAAATTATAGTGCAAATAGAAATTCAATTACAGGAGGTGCAACAGGCATGATTTACAATATACAACGAACAGACGGCAGCTTAATATGGATCGTTAAAGCTGTGCATCCAGAGGGAAAACAAACCGTCAAAGCGATGAGTGAAAATGTACTGGATATGACTTTTACCCTGCCCATTTATATTGATTTTAGACTAAATGATTTTATCATATTAGATGGCGAAAAGTACAAGCTGAACATTAGCCCGACCGTCGAGAAAAAAGCAAAACGCCAATATGATTATACGATTCAGTTTGAACAAGAATTTTATGATTTAGCAAAAATTCAATTGCAAGGCTTAAACCCAAAAAACAGTTATTTAGAGCCTACATTCAACTTAATGGGTAATGCCGCTACCATTGTAGGGCTTGTCGTGGAAAATATCAACCGCAGTTATCCGGGCTGGACTGTTGGTATCGTGGATGATACAGAATACAAGAATTTTAGTTTTTCGGCGCAAAACTGCTTACAGGTCTTACATCAGCTCGCCAGTGATTTTAATACGGAATTGTGGATTGATCACAAAACAATCCACTTGCAAAAACGTGAGCAGTCCAGCGGCTTGACCTTTGCCTACGGTCAGGGAAATGGACTTTATAACATTTTACGACAAAACAAGACTAACACCAATATCGTCACCCGGCTTTATGTTCGTGGTAGTAGTGACAATTTACCGATTGGGTATCGTAACTACGCAGGTAGCCTATTATTACCGGGCGGCTTAACTTATATTCAGGATGATGCCAAAGTCGATTTAAAGACGGGCTACGGCTTAATTGAGGCTACACAGGTGTTTGATATTAAGCCTGAGCGGGAAGGAACTATTACCAGCATTGTAGCTGGTGATGGCAACTGGAAGTATTTTACGGATTCTTCGATGGATTTTGATGTTAACCAATTTAAATTGGCAGACGCTGCTAAAATCATATTTAATACTGGCCAGCTTGCAGGTTATACATTTGTCTTAGGTTCATACAATCCTATTAGCAAAACATTTACCATCAATAAAAATGATGATGAGAAAAGCTTAGATGTGCCCTCTAATTTGTTGCGTCCGGCTGTTGGGGATAAATACGTAATTGTAAATATCGGGATGCCGCCAACCTATGTTACAGCAGCAGAAAACAGGCTACAGATAGCCGGACGGGCATATTATGATAAAAATAGTAACCCTGATTTTTTACTGTCTTATTCGGCAAAGTGCGACAGGCTATTTATTAAGCAGAATAATGTGCAGGTCGTTTTAGGGAACACTGCTGTTATCCATGATGAGGAAATGGGGTTAAACCCAGAGGTCAGGATAGCATCCTATGTTCGTGATTTGCAAGATAGATCCTTATATGAATCGGTTGAATGGAGTGATACCATTGGCGCGAGTGAAATTGTTCGCCAATATGCCCAACAGCAGCGCACGTTGCAATTGATTGAGAGTTCCGGGATTTTGGATATTAACCAAATCCGTAAAAACATATTCTTAAATCGCCTTTCTGAAAGTAATGGCTATTTATTGCTAGGTGGAACGAAGGTTAAAGCTGGTGTTGCAGATTATGCACCTGAAGCCGGACACGCCTTGTTAGCTGATTATGCGCAGGACAGTGATAAATGGGACGGTCGCCAGTTTGATGATTACTTAAATCAACCGGTACGCAAAACCGATGCAGTAAAGTTTTTATCTGTGGTAGCCGATACTGTTAATAGTGCTTTGTATATAAGCGGGTTCACTGGTACCGGTTATAAAATAAATCCAGATGGCAGCGCAGAGTTTGACAGCTTAACGGTGCGTAAGGAACTTAATGTAAATGTCCTGAATGTTCGGGAGATTACCGGAAGCGGCGGCAGTATAGCGGTTACCAATGTAGCGAAAATCAAAGAAGTCACAGACAATCCTGATTATTGGTCATGCCAGATCAATACTGATGACAATACGATTGCTGTACAATTCAGGATTAATGATATTGTGCGTTGTCAGGTATGGGATGGTAAACGCTTAAAGTATTATACTGCCCGTGTTCGTGCAGTTAGTTCAGGTATTTTTGATTTGGATAAAACTGGAAAAACTGGCGCAGGTATTCCGGCTGCTGGTGATAGTGTTTTTCAATTTGGTAATACAACAGATACAAGCCGTCAGGGGTTAATCTATTTGACTAACAGCGATACTGGCGCACCTTATTTAGATGTATTGGACGGTATCAATTCCGACAGTTTAGCTAGTAAAACCAAAGTGCGATTAGGCAAATTATCCGGTATAAATGATCCTGAATTGGGTCAGTTAGATGGTTATGGGCTTTACGCTGACAGGGCATTTATAAAAGGAAAGATTGTCGTAACAGGTGGTAATGCTGAAACCGTTACAGGTTCACAAGCTAAGGCAAATACCGCACAAAGTAATGCAATCAGCACAGCTCAGGCAGATGCTCAGGCCAAAGCAAATACAGCGCAAACGGCAGCAGCTGGCTATACTGACAGTAAAAGCCAGGCTACCTTAACAGCGGCTCAATCTTATGCAGATAGCACCGCTACAAGTAAATCAAATGCGGCTCAGGCAAATGCTATTTACCAAGCTTCCGCCGATGCTCAGGCTAAAGCGAATGCAGCTCAGGCAAATGCTGCTGCCTTAACTAATCAGCTTTTAAACTCTCTGAAAGTTGGTGGAAGGAATTTGTTCAAGGATAGTACATTTAAAAATGGTTTAAGTGGTTGGAATAGTAATGGTGGAAATACGACAATAGTAACTTACGATGGGAAGCCAGCGGTTCGAGTTGTTTCTGATGCTATCAGTAACGGAATTTATTCCTCAACTGTATTATCAGTTCCCATATTAGCAAATACAGACTATTGCATAAGTTTTGATATTAAAGGTGGTTATTATGACAATTTGGTCGTAGCAATTGGTCTTAATGATATTGATAATAGGGTTACGGTACCCAATTCACCTGAATGGAATAGAGTAAGTTATGTGACTAATTCTCGCGGTTTTAGTGGTAATACTGCTGTAGTTATATATGGGACAGGCTGGCGTCAAGAATTTTTCATTAGAAACATGAAAATTGAAGTGGGTAACAAACCTACAGATTGGACGCCGGCACCAGAAGATGTACAAGCTGCTATTGATGATGCCAATTCATTAGCAAATCAGGCTAAGGCCGCATATAGCAGCTTGACAAGTCAATTAAAAACAATGGCATACCGGGATATTGATATAGCCGCAGCTCAAGGAATTACCGTAATTGATCGTGGCACGATTGTGACCTTTAAAGCTGATGTAGCATACCTAAGGGCTAATGTCGCAAACATAGAGTATTTACAGGGGCTTGAGTTTAATTTTACTCAAGGGACAGTTGACAGGTTAAAAGCTCGGGTTATTAATGCCACTCAAATAGTGGTAGATGGTGGTGGTGCTACAACATCACAGGCGCAATCTTATGCCAATACAGCTCAGATAAATGCAATTTCATCTGCTTCGGTGGATGCCCAAAATAAAATCAATGCTATCAAAGTTGGTGGAAGGAATATTTTTAAAGATAGTTCATTTAAAAAGGGCTTAACTGGGTGGCACAGCAACGGTGGAAATACCTCGATGGTATCAATTGATGGGAAACCTGCTGTTCATGTAATTTCTGATAGTGTAAGTAACGGAATTTATTCAGGAAGCGTATTATCAGTTCCCATATTAGCAAATACAGATTACTGCATAAGTTTTGATATTAAAGGAGCTTATTATGACAACCTGGTCGTGGCAATAGGTTTTAATGATGTGGATAATAGGGTTACGGTACCCAATTCACCTGTATGGAATAGAGTAAGTTATATTACTAATTCTCGCGGTTTTAGTGGTAATACTCCAGTAGTGATATATGGGACAGGCTGGCGTCAAGAATTTTTCATTAGAAATATAAAAATTGAGATTGGCAATAAACCTTCGGATTGGACACCTGCGCCTGAAGATACCGGAGATATCACAGATAATTTCACTGTCATTGAGGGCGGCTTGATTTCGACAAATACTTTGAGGGTTGGAACCTTGGCACAAGCAAACGCAGGACTTACAGGTGTAACAGATCAGGCAGCGGACAGTGTTAGAATATGGGCAGGTGGAACTTTTGAAAATCGATATACTGCAAATTTCCAAGTCCGGGACAATGGAAAGGTGATTGCTAAGAATGCAGAGATAAGCGGTAAAATCGTTGCTGCTGAAGGTAATATTGGTTCTTTAAGAATTAATCAAAGTGGACTAGCGGCAGGTAGTGAAAATACGTGGACAGCAAATAGTGAGAGTGTAGTTTTTAATCCTTCATACCTTTTGATGCGAAAATGTGGGTCGACAGCTGGCAGTAGCTTTGCCATGAGCCAAACACGTGAAATGTCTTTCGGTTTAGGTTACTATCCGGGGTCTGCTGGAAGCTCAGACAACCATACGGTTGTTGTCAAAAACAATATCCGTAACACGTATGGAAGTGCGCCGCCTGACCCTTCTTTCAGGCGTAGAAATATTGCGATGAGGCTTGAAGCGAGAGACAGCGATGAGAATATCGCTTTAGAGATAGGTAATGGCCGGGTGTATTTAAATGACGTATGGGATGTTAATGAATCAACGGGGCCTTTAAAGGGGTATGTCAAAGCTTTTTATAATTCTGCATGGGGCAAATATGTACTGGTTTTAGATGATACAAGGCCACATTTAGAGTCTGTCACCAATAATAATGGATTGTATGGCAATGATGTACAAAGCGGGACTTATCAAAAGCAATGTGGTAGCTGGGAAGATGTAGGAAGTTACGAAACCTATTCAGTTCCAGCTAATACCTACTTCGCTGCAACAAAAGCTGCTGCAAATACTTTAGCAATGAACGATGTAAATAACAATGGTCAGACCTGGGCAAATTCAAACGGATATTGTCAATATAACCCCAGATAGATTTAATAAATATGGAAAAACAAGAAAATAAAAAAGTAGTCTTCAATCTTAACAAGGTACAGATTGAGGACTTAAATGGAACTATGTGCCGGGTGGAAGATTTTTGTAAGCAGATAGGCAATCAGGTATTCATTGCAGCACCTTCAATTGAACTACATGATGCGGCACGCTTAATTCATTCTGGAAATGATGTAGAGTTAACCCAGATTGAATTATCAACTATAATGCAGATTGTTGATGCAGAGCCTTACTACAGGCCATTTGCACACATCCCATTAATGACTTATTTAAACACATTATTACAACAATTTAAAACAACTAAAGAGGAAACAAACAATGAGAACTAACACAAACAAACGAACCAAATACTACGATGAAATGGTAGTAAATGGATGGGATTTAAAATTTGAGTATGAAACTGAAAACGGTACATTACTGCCGTCAATTACCGTCAATGGAGTTAAGAATCAGCAATCTACTTTAATGATTAAAAAGGATGCTAATCAGCAATTACAAACAATTTTCAACCGTTCGGACTATGACAATACTGTTGTTGTTGCGGTAATGGATGAATTTTCAGCAATCGTTGTGGAACATGCACCGCCTGCCAATTAACGTTAAAAGAACGCCCCCAGCCCTTTCCTGAATTTACCACAAAACAAAAAAGAAATGCACAAAGCATCATACCGGAGGCGTAAGCCATAAGGAGATGTAATATGCATTTTTTGTTTTGTGGTCATCAAAATTAACAATAAAATATAGAAAACATGGGGAAATTGAATTTAAAAACACCAATTAGCTACTATGGTGGAAAACAGAAGTTAGCAACTAAAATCATCAGTCTTATACCTGTGCATACTTTGTACTGTGAGCCTTTCTTAGGAGGTGCAGCTGTATTTTTCGCCAAACAACCGTCTCAGGTGGAAGTATTAAACGATACAAATCGTGAACTCATAAACTTTTACAAAACAGTTCAAAATGAGTTTGTAGGTCTTGAGAAAGAAATAAGAATAAGCTTACATAGCCGTGACCTGCATCGCAAAGCTTCAGTAATATATAATCATCCAGATATGTTTAGTGAGATCAAACGGGCATGGGCTGTGTGGGTGTTGAGTTCTCAAAGCTTCAGTGCACAACTTAATAGCTCATTTGGATTTGATTTAAGCAAGAATACCACCACTAAGAAGATTATAAACAACAGGGAGCGGTTTACAGAAGATTATGCTATCAGACTTCAAAATGTACAGTTAGAGGCCGCAGATGCGCTTTATGTAATTAGGAGCCGTGATACAACTGATAGCTTCTTTTATTGCGATCCTCCGTATTTTAATAGTGATTGCGGTCATTATGATGGTTATAGCGAGCAAGACTTTGAAAACCTTTTAAAAACACTTTCAGGGGTCAAAGGAAAGTTCCTTTTAAGCTCTTATCCATCTCCTTTGTTGCAAAAGTATGCAAAGGAAAAAGGCTGGAATATGTGGAGCTTAGAGCAGGGAGTTAGCATAAATAATAAAAGTGGTTATATAAAACGGAAAATAGAAGTATTAACAGCTAATTATCCTATTGATTGATGTTTTAAAGGGGCTTTTAATATCGCTTTAAGCCCCTTTAAAAATGGTACATTTTGTTTTGATTTTTTTTGGAAAATTTGGTACAATTAGTTTTTTCGATTTTACATCTTCGTCCAAAGTTACATTCACACTTGATTTGCCATTAATTGATAGTTCTCTGGGGAGGAAACCTACATAACTAAAAATCAGCGTGCCGTTATTTGTACCTGAAGAGATACTGTATTGACCATTACTGTTCGTGAAAGTTCCTGTTTTAGTGTCTTTGATTTTTACGCTTACACCAGGTAAGGGTAAGCCCTTAATATCTCTTACTGTACCCGTTACCTTTTGTTGTGCAATTGCATTAAGGGAAAGGAAACAGCACAGTGAAATACATAGAAAGTAGCTGTAAAGTTTATCCAT